ATCAGCGGAACATGGAGCACGCCATCGCCAACAATCTGAAATGGGATTATGGAGAGAAGAGCCCCAATGCAAAATTGACCAATGCCGAGGCGGAAGCAATACGGGTTGCATACCACGCCGGAGGAATCTCCCAGGAGAGCCTGGCACTACAATATGGTGTGTCCAGACAGACTGTCTCTGACATTATCAACTACAAGAAATACATTCGATAATATGAAAATAACAGAGGTAACAATTAAAAGAGCGGGCAATGCAATCACAGTGATGGACTCGTTCGTAGGAAAGGGACTTGTGGAGGGCGGACATTCCGCCCTCCCGTAAGGCGGATATCGATGTCGATTACGCCTCGGACCGCAGGCAGGAAATCAAGGATTACCTTGAAGAACGATATAACGTCAATGGCCGCCAGCGAGTCTTCTCAGCGGGCACGTTCACAACCATGAAGTTGAAGGCTGCCCTGAAAGATGTGGCAAGGGTGCACAGAATACCTCACCATATAGTCAACTACATTACAGCAATGCTGGACGATACGACGGACTGGACAGGACTTTTCAAACTTGCCCGCTCCAACCGCAAGCTTTATGATTTTATCCAGCGTTACCCGCAGGTTATCGAAGACGTGCGCATGGTGCTCGGCCAACCCAAGGCTGCTTCCATACACGCCTCGGCAATCATTGTCACGCCCGACTCCAAAGATGGGCAAACTGCCGAGTGTTTTGATTTCCTGCCTGTCCGCAAAATGGAAGGTGTGTTGGTTTCCGAGTTTGACGGCTATTCCGTGGATGAGATCGGCCTGTTGAAGGAGGATGTGCTTGCCACCAAGGAACTGGCCAAGCTCAGTGCCGTACTTCGCCTGGTCAACGAGCACTACGGACAGTCGCTCAGCATAGAAAGGATTACCGGCGAGATGCTGGATGACGAGAAGACTTACCGGCTGCTGTCGGAAGGGAACACGCAGAACATTTTTCAGTTCTCTTCACCGGGTATCACCCGTTTTATTCAGGACGTACAGCCCGACTGTATCGAAGACCTGATCGCCATCAATGCTTTGTACCGGCCGGCAACACTCGATATCGGCGCAACGGATGACTATGTGCGTTTCAGGCGCGGAGAAGTAGAGCCGGTATACAATTTCGGTTGCTATGAGGCGACCAGGAACACATTCGGAATTATGGTGTACCAGGAACAGTTCATGTCCGTGGCCCATACCCTCGGAGGATTTGACTTGGGAAAGACAGACTACCTGCGCAAAGCCATCGGAAAAAAGAAAGCCGACCTTATGGCCTCCTTAAAGGCCGATTTCATAGCAGGAGCCATCCGTAACGGCTGCCCCGACTATGAAGCAGAAGAGATCTGGCATAAGATTGAAGTGGCGGGGAAATACTCCTTCAATCGGAGCCATGCAGCGGCATACGCCTTGACTGCCTTCTGCGGAGCATGGCTCAAAGCCAATTTCCCCTCGGCATTCTATACGGTCGCCCTGCAATGGGCCGATGACAAGGAAATCCCTTCCCTCATGTCAGAGATGGAACGGTGCTCGGGCGCCAAGATTGTACCTCCTGACATCAACCACTCTACAGTGGAGTTTTTCACCGATTATACCACGGATGAAATTTACTGGTCCCTGACACGCATCAAACAGGTGGGAATTAAAACCGTTGAATACATTGTGACAGAACGGGCTAAAGGAGCTTTTCTTAGTATCGAGAACTTCATCCACCGGATATTTCGGTACAAGCTCAAAAAATACAAATACTGGGAGGACCCGGATAACCCGGACGAGGCGGTCAAGGTTCCCGTCAATGCCCGTCATGTAAAGAACATGATACTTGCCGGCTGTTTTGACCGAATAGAAAATGTTCAGGCGGTAACCGAACGTCATGCCGTTCTGAAGCGGGCGGCGCAAGAGCTCGGATTCGAACTCCCCGAGAAAGACTTCCCGGAATCCTTGCGTGACAGACACTATTTCTGGTCAAGACTCCAGATCGAAGTTTCGGGTATCGGCAGCATCGATTACCGACGCATATTTGACAATTCCGAGGCCCGCGCCGCGGTCAAGGGAAAGGCGAGCTATTTATCCCTGGAAGAGATACTCAAGGACGAGAATGACGGCCGAAGAGCCACCGTTTGCGCGACCGTAGCCGACGTGTCGGAACACAGCTACAATGACCGAGAAACGGGCTCAAGGAAACGATTCGCCAAACTTGTACTGGCGCAGAACAACCAGCTTGTAGAATGTGTCTGTTGGAATGACTTCTATTCAGCCCATAAAGCGGAAATACTCTCCATGAAAGACAAGGTGGTTATTATGACCGCTGTTATCCGCTACAGCAATTACACGGGCTGTAACGCTTTACAGACCTATAAAAATTCTTTAATGTTTATTTTACCATAATCATGGCACCCAAAGCAGAACAGAAAATATACGTCGGTATCGGTCTCGATTTTGAGACCGGCGGGCTGGATTGTCGGGAATGTGCCTGTACGCAGATCGCGTTGCAGGCTGTCCGGCTGGACACCTGGCAGACCATAGACAGTTATCAGGCATACATTTCTCCATATTGCAGGAGAGATACGGGCATCCCCCGTAAAAAGGTCTTGCGGACAAGACACGAACAGGCGCGGGAGGAACAGACACCGATGAAATACGAGCAGAATGCGTTGGACTATTCGGCCATCACTATGGAGACGCTCCGGAACCAAGGTGTAGACATACAGGCCGTTGCCGGGGCAGTCATCGATTTCGCCAAACGGAATACTCTCTCGAAGGGTCATCCATGCAAGCCGTTTCTTATCGGCCAGAACATCGCGTTTGATATCGGGTTCATGCAGCAACTGATGAACTATGCGGGGCTTGTGGCGGAATTTGAAAAAGTATTTTCCGGGACCAAGGACTACTACGGCAACTTTCAGCCTCATTATATCGACACACTTCTCATCAGCCGGCTGACATTCGCGTCGAATGCCGAAATAACATCCTGCAAGTTAGAAATAGTGGCGGAGAGGGTCGGCGTAGAACTGGATGATGCCCATGATGCTGCAGCAGATGTAACGGCAACCCTTGACATCCTGGGGGTATTTACTTCAAGATTGCGAAACCCGGAAGGAACAGATTCGCTTACCCGTGAAAAGGAAAAAACACGAAAATATTTCAAAATATAGCAATTGTATATGAAAGAAGAAGACAAAACTGCAAACGGACAAATACCTGAAACCATTACGTTCAGGACTGCCGACAGAATGACCTATGGCGCGGTAAACTATGACGGGAACGAGCTCATGGCAATTATTAGCGGCTATGATCTCGAAATCAAGTTCAACATGCGCCTTATCAATTCATTGGCTGATGCTGAGGCTTGTGCTGATGCGCTGGCCCAGGTCTTCTATGAGGCACTGATGGAACAGTTGATACAGGAGAAATCCGAATTTCTGAAAACCCCGAAAAGAGAATGAACCTATTCTTGAATAAAGAAAGAACAACTATGCCGGAAACAAATAATACAAAAGAAAGCAAGGAACTTAAACAGCTCTCTGAGGAGGAACTTCAATTCTGCGAGCTGTATGTAAACGGGGGACTGGAGTTTGCCGGTCGCCCGAAGAAATGTTATGTCGAAGTATTTGGAGAGAAACATACCAAAAACCCCAATGCGGCGGCGAATTACCTTATGAACAAGCCTCATGTGCTGGCACACATCAAAAGCCTGCTTTCGTCGGAACGGTTCGAAATGGAAACTATGGCCGTGAAGCTTCAGGTTACCGAGACGCTGAAAGCCGTCATGGACGAAACGGCAACGGCGGACTTTACAGACCGCTTCGGTGTCCCTCTCTCTCCGGCTCCCCTCAGGGCCGTTTCTGTGAATGCCGCCAAAGCGCTGATGGATATTTTCCCCATCAAACACAAGGAGGAGAACAGACTGCGCATCGAGGGCGGTGACGGGAACGTGATATTCAACGTGATAGTCCCAACAAACCCGTCTCAAGATGAAGAAAGGGAAGATTGATAAAAACGAGGTGGCATGGTGGGTATATCTGGTGATTCTGGTCGCACTTGTCGTTTATGGATTCTGGAACAGTGCAGCGGCAGAATTGCTCTTGAGGGCAATAAAGGAAGCGTTCTCTATACTAATCGAATAATACTACCATTATGGAACAACTGAAAGAATTCGTACTCAAGTATTTCAAAATCATTGTTGCGGTACTGACATTTGCACTGACCCTCTATATTCAGCACATCAACAACACGGCTCAAATTGCGGAACTGGAAACCAAATGTGCCGGATTGGAAGCGACTATCAAAGATCAGTATGACCGTATCAATGCCATGAAGCTCGACAAGTCGGTATTTGAAGCGACCATGATGCAGCTTAACACGGTACAGAATGATTTACACGAGATTCGTGCGGATATACGGGAACTGCTCAAATGCCAGTCACAACATTGAAGAGAACAAACGAGAGACGGATGTTATGATAAAGAATGCCTATGTGACCATTGTCGCCTCTGACGAATTGACCCAAATGCATCTGGACGAACTTGTCGGGCGCAAAGGGCTTGTAGTCGAAGACCTTTCCTTTATGGAAACCAGTCCTCGTGGCGGCATGGTACTCCTTGAAGAAGCTTATTTGGATGAGTTTATATGGTTCATTCCAGAAAATGCTGTAGTCTATGAGTAAAGTATTGTCAAAGTATCTGCTCGTGGCTGTACTGCTGCTGTCGGGCATCGTCTACATCCAATATCGCAGGAACGTACACCTGGCAAACGAAAGAGACCGCTACCAGGCAAACAATACAGCTTTGCTGTCTGAGGTGCGCCGTATGCGTATCGATTCCACAACACTCGCTGTCGATACCAAAGGGTTACGGTTGACGGTGGAAGAGTACAAACGCTTCCGTGCACAGGATGCCGAGACCATAAAAAAACTTGGGGTGAAGATCAAGAATCTCGAAGCGGCCGCCAAACATCAGTTGGAGGTAGGTGGACCAATCGATGCAGCCGTAAAGGATACCGTCATTATACGCGATACCGTTCCGTTGCTCCGTCAAAAAGTGGAGATGATTACCCCGCACATCCAACTTACCGGAATGATTGAGGATAGCCGATTAAAGGGCCAAATCCGGGTTCCCGTAACATTAAATCAGGCTATATGGGTAGAATACAAAGGGTGGTGGTTCTGGAAACGGGTCAAGGCCATTCATCAGTCCATCTCTAGTGACAACCCATACGTGGACATTAAATACACGGAATATTTCCAGATACAAAAAGGATGATGAACCTACCGAAGGACACTAGTTGAGTTGGCTTTCATGGCCATTATTTTTTGTCATGGTACATTGACGGAAACAAAAATGGGACCGTATCATTCGATACGGACCCACGTAAACTGGTTGAATGTCCTGCACATTTGACAAGTGCCAGCGACGGCATTTTTGATTGGGCTTCCTCCAGTTTTATTGCAACAAGTTTTAAATGTGGCTATATAAGTTCACAATTGTTATAAGCAATTTCTCATTATGGCTTTGTATTTCATAAAAAAAGGACGCAAGTACCATTCTTGAACGTCGGGCCTCGCATAGCCTCTCTATCAATCACAGTCCATGCGTCCACGGCTATACCACAAGGTATATACCGAGGACCGCAAGCCGACTGACTGATAGAGATTACGAGAATTGCGAGTTCGACGTTCAGTTCAGCGGGTTGCCCCTTATATGTTAGTGCTCATTTGATATCTTTTGCAAAGATAGCATATCTTTTTTATTGTTTGTTATGTTATTAAAAAAAACGGGACAATGTATTATGGCCGCAGGTTCGATTACTTATTCATGGCTGTTTTGCCCATCAGCCGCAGAACCGGCTCTCGTTGGATATGGTCTTCCTTATGCGTGTACCCCGTCGAAAGTCCTTCTATAAATATTCGATTCAACTCGTTGGTCAGATTATCGACTGAATCCTTGCTTCGTAGTTCAGATAGATGAAATTGGCTTTGTAGGCTGGATCCTCAACCCGTTGGCACACACCAAGCCGATTCCCCGCATGCACCATTCGTGCAGTTCTGCGAGCATCTCACTCCAGACCAAGGTGCTCCCCATGTGTTTGTTGGAGCCCCCCCGACATTTCACGGCACTTGTCTTCACAGATCCAGCTCTACGGAAAAGGCTTCGGTCTCCACACTCCACTTGCGGTGGATCTTCATGTATTCGCAATCTTTGAAGGCGAACATGTAATACATCTTCAGAGATTGAGTGAGTCATTACGAGACGTCCTCGCAGAGGTTGTTATGAAGCGGTGGGATGCTTGTCTTGCTCAAGTGCTCGCCATAGAGATCCTGGATACCTCGCCGAACTGCTCCTGCGTGAGACCTTTCGTATAGAGCATTCCGGCTAGACGTTCGCACTCATCCTCCTGATTGCATAGGATCGCCAGTATTCGAGGATGAAAGTTCTCGTAGCAGTCGCGAGAATCCGGGACGTCAGCATACATCTATGGCCGCAACTACGCCCCGGACAGAAACCATTGCATTTGTTTTTGAGGAAATATCTCCGTAGAAATATCCACCACTTCGAAAACATCATATTCTCCAATAAAATCTCCAACAGGTCCTATAACCATTTTTACCATATTAACTCGTAAAACTGTTTCTTTGTCAAGCCCATAAAGCCTACTCTTTTATTGTTGAGAAGACAAATCTGGTAAATCTGTAGCCCCACATCTACATTTTGAAACAGTATCATTCAATGTGAAATTAATTTGATTAACTTCATACCATCCAAGGATTCCTGTACGGATCATAATCCGTTTGGAAGGTAGCCAGTTGCCAGTCGGTGACTGGCTTTTTCGTCTCATCAAGTTTTCGTGGAATCTGCGGATTGAGACGCAACTTGGCCGCATCATTAAGCCATTTCATGGAATCCTCGTAGTCGCGCATACGGACTACGCTGACATTATTAGGTGCAATGAGTTTCGTGAGTTCGTACAGTGCCAACCGCACCATGTGTTTCTTGAGGTTGTAGTTGCGGGGATCGTGCAGCGAAATGTTCCGCCCGACTTGTGGTATGTCGGCGTTTACGTCCGTTTCCGGGTAAAAAACGTGTCCGTTATAAACCACATATTCATTTTCAGACAACTCATAAGCATTGTACTCGGAATCATAATCAGCTATGGCGCCCCAGCAGTCCGACGTCATCGGATCGAGGTTACTGTCGAAGTTATCCAGTGTCATCAGCGTGAAAAATCCGTTGTCATACTCCACAACACTCCATAGGGGATATTCCACCGGGTTCCACGGTGCGATTTCAGCCTCCAGCCAGCCATTCACCATCGGAATGCGAATATCATCGAATTTGTAGCCGTTCTCCTTGAGACAGACATAAATCACGTCATTGTAATTCACCTTGTCTCCGGGATAATAGGTGCTGAACTGCGAATAACAGGCAACCTGACAAGCGTCCATGTCTATTCCCGAATATTCTTCCCAGTATTGGGCTGTCGCCGGCTTGCGATATCCGCTGATGGAGCGGATTACCTCATGAATCTGTCCGTCAAAATAGATGTGTACACCTACGGGATAGGTAATACGCCGATCATATTCGGCAATATATTTACCCTTGGCAAGTTCCTTTTCTACTTCATAGTTCTCGGACAGATACTCCACAACGCTCATCTCGGCCGATTCTTCCGCCTGGATGAAACGGTCTTCGTTCCCCCTTGTCAGCTGGGAAAGAGCCTCCGGGGTGATTATCCCCAGATAGTCATTGTTATTGAGAAAACGTCTGTACATGTCGTCCTTATATTAGTATGAAAATCCTTCCTGTATCACAGTGGTAGATACCACATAGCCATTGCCGTCACCGCCATTTTTGTATTTGTACCAACTGTCACGCAGGTAAAAGCACAACAGGTAATCAAGACAGTCTGAGAGATGTCCGTATCTTTCGTATTTGACTCCTGTTTTGGGGTCAGTTACTTTATGCTTGCTTTTGGTTCCGTCCTCATTGCGCAACTGGTATATAAGGTCCTGCGTCAGACGTCGACATTTGATGTCAATTTGAATCTCCCAACCTTCATATCCATTAAAAACCTCATTGACAAACTCGCATCGCGTGGCTTGCGGAGGTTGCTTCCGCAGGAGTTTGATTTTGGGTCTCAGTATCCCTTTGCCGAAAGTGTCTACAATAATGGTATAATTGTTTACGCCATCCTCATTGGTCGTTGAGCGTTGTAGACCTGCCGGGTCGCCAGTCACATCCACGCCACCGATATGCTTGTCCCTGTATAGTTTCATTCTCACCTTACGGGCAAGAGCCGGGGTGTTGTTTTCCTTGTCTTCCGGCTTGCCGAGTATTTCCTCAAGAATGTATACCTTCTTGTTGTCATAATCAATTTGAGCGTAAAGCACGGACATCTGTGGCGCCACATTGAAGTCCCATACGGTTATGATGGGGCGGGTCGGATCATAAACTTTCTCTTTCAACCCGGTTACAAGATGGCGTGCCCCGTCAAAGCCTCCATAAACCGCCATGTCATTCGCTTCCACGAAATCCCAGTTACCATACAACAATCGCTCTTTGGTTGCCTGGTCCCGAATCTTGTTAAGGGCTGCTTCATATACTTGCCTGAAAGCAATATTGGGATTGTCAAAAACGCTGAACGGAACATACGCTTCCCCTTCACGGCATTTCACACTTTCGCCATTCTCGTCCTGAACAAAGCGGGCACGAACCCATGTAATGGTCGGGTTTGTGGTCAACAACATCCGCGGCGTCTTGAAGGTATCATGGATACGCCAACGCAATCGGGAAAAAAGGACTTCCACCGCTTTCTCGGAAATCTCGGAAACCTCATCCACCAAAGCAATGGTATATTCCGAAGAGCCGAAGCGCTCAAAGTTCGGGTCGCTGGGAATATCGGCCATCTCTTTCATGATGATTACCGAATCGTTCCAGAATGTCAATGTACCTTCGAGATTGTTAATCTTAAAATTGACATCCTCTTTCAACCCCCAATCTTTCAATATGGCCTTAATGGTGTTCCATGTCGATTCTTTTAGCGACTTGAGGGTCTTTCGTCCAACCACCGCTCGAATGTTATCGAAACGTATGCACGATGAAACAAGCCATACGCTACCGATGTATGATTTTCCACCGCCGGCCGCCCCGCCACCCAGAATTAACTGGGGCAAGTTCTGTGTTTTACACTTGGTACATTGGGGCTTATACTGCGGATTTTGCTGCTGGTCATAACCGATGAACACCTGTTCTATGGTACCGCCACAATGCGGGCAGTAGTTTGGCTGCAGCAACTTCCACAGCTCATATTGTCGGGGAGATGGCGCAAAGTCAATACGGACATTCCTGGGAGCCTTGAGTCTGTTAACAGCCATCTCGTTATACGATCTGGATGGTTATATCATCGTGCCCTTCAAGAAGCGAGTATAGCTTCTGAAAAGTCACCCTTGACTCAAGGACCTTCCCTTTGACTGTATTCTTTCCTACTATGATGCACCCCGCAGAATCGGTTTCAGTATTCCCGGAGTGAATGAGGATGCCCAGAAAGTGCGGAACATCATGCAGGTAAGGCATTTTCCGCTTGTATTTGGGACTATACTCAAGAGTTATCCTATATGTACCGGCAGGAATGGCTGTTCGGGCATACACTTTCTCCTTGCAGGTGCATGAGCGCCCGCGAGTCGTATCCGGACAAGTTGCCGGTAGCTCACGGACGGTATCCTCGATGGTGTTACAAAAAAACTTGCCGTCGATGAATAAGTCACCAATTGTGTAGGAGGTGCTTTTGAATTTTCTGTTGAGAACTAACTTCATTTTGATACTTTACTTGTATCAAAAGAATAGAAAGTCTCAACTGTGAATGTTTAGACAGGAATACGGTTGAAGAGGCGATCGATAATGAATAAAATTTGTATTTTTGCCTCCGGGCAATAACAAATAATATGAACCGCTATGACGAAAGCAGATTTGACAAGGGAAATATCGCAGCAAACAGGTATAGAAAGAGCCATTGTAGCTCTGGTGATCGAAGGCGTGATGGAGGGTATTAAGTCTTCGTTAATAGGGGGAGAGGAAGTTTTTCTTCGTGGATTCGGCAGTTTTATTCTTAAAAAGAGGGCTGCCAAGACTGCCCGCAATATCTCCCGGAACACGACGATCATTGTACCGGAGCACACGATTCCCGCGTTCAAACCCAGCAAGGATTTTGCTGAAAAAGTCAGATGATTTGAATAAGACTGGACTATCGAGGGTCCCTTGATACTTTATATAGGGACCTTAAAATCCCGTTTTCACAAACAAACAAGAATCGTCCGTTTGCCAGAACGCATTCGTGGACGTGTTTGTCCTCAGGATCCGTGTCCAGCATCTTTTGAGCCTGCACCGGGTCAATCACCTGCATGGTTACTCCCATTACTACTGCGCTGGTTGCGTCTGCTGGAATTTTCAGCAATTCATCCAATATAGTCGTTTCCATAACGGATCATCGTAGCTCGAAGTCCCGTCAAGCATTTTATATGCCAAAATAGAAAGCGTGGGACATAACTCGTAGCACCGAGGTTCTGGTAAAACCCATCCGCAAACAAGTTAAGCCCACGCAAAATGTGGGCGCAAACTGTTTGTCTTGCGGATGAGAGAAATTTACCAGATTTCGGTGCAAAACAAAAGCTAACGCTTTCTCATATTTTGGTAGCGAAAAGCTACCTGAAACGTCTGTTCCTATTATTTTTTGGACGCTTCCAAGGAAGTCTTACGGAACTCTTTCATCATCTTTTCAATAGATAATGATGTTTTGCGGGCTCGTGTACCCGCAGCCTTGTTCCCGTTTTCTTCCTGGAGTTTGGCATCCTTTGCAAAGGCATCAAACGCTTCCTGGATCTTTTGAAGTAGTTCGTTCATATCTCTATGCTTCTTTATTATTCGTTCGCAAATATAATGCAAAATCAGAACATGGCTTCCATCTCCAGTTTAATTTCATCTCGTTTTGTGTTTTTATAATAATGCTTGTATATTGTCATCGGGCTGTTTCCTGCCATCTCAGCAACCACTCCCGCAAGTTTCCCGCTGTCAACCATTTTAGAGATAAACGAGCCCCGAGCGGAATACCATGTAATATTTTCAGTAATACCGAGCATCTTACATGCTTTCGTCAAAGTTCTGGATACAAGTTTAGAGATTTGCTTTACTCGTGTTTGTCTCTTTGAAGATGTTGTATGCTTATGTGTAAAGACCGGAAAAACATAGTTCCCATAACATGCCCCAACATATTTATTCATGATCATCTTGGCTTTGGTTATAAGTATGGGCTTGGCCGTTTTAGGGAACTTGATACGTTCGTAAACAATGCGGTCGTCTTCAACCAAATTCCATGTCAAATTACACACATCGACGTTTGCCATTCCGCCAGTGTAGTAGCTGAATAAGAATAAATCAAGATGTAATTGTTCCTTCGGCGAGAACAAAGTTCGGTCAATATTAGCAATCTTTTCAATGACTTTATCCGAAACAGCCTTTGAGGTAGTCTCATCCCATTTGATATCATCTCCCAGGCAAAGGAACGCATCCATATTGACACCATACATGCCTTCTTTATATGCATAATTACATATGGCCCTTAATCTCCTAAGCTTGGTTGTAAGGCCGCCTTTATTGCCGTTTTTTATGCCCCTTTCTTTGATCCAAAATGCATAATCCAGCAAAAATTGTTCGGTAATATCAATAAAGTAATAGGATGAAAAAGCTCTATCGTATTTTTCTTTGGTGAAAGATGACAGTGAACGCTTTATTTGCATGTAGATTCGTGCATTAGGACTGCTATCTATTATTTGCCCGTTTTTTATTCGCTTCTTTTCGTTAAATCGTAGAATCAGGGAATCAATCATCTGAACCACGGACTTTACTTTAACCTCGGGCTTGTTTTGTTTGATGACGTCAAAGTAATGAGAAACTTCTACGGGCGACCAGTTTCGGCCTTCACTCTCCCATGTGTCGATGACATGAAGATACTTTGTCTTAATGTCAAATAACAACTTGTTTTTGGTCGTTGCGTCAGGCGTTCCTGTCTTGAAACATTGAGATTTCGCATCCCAGTTCTTTAAAAGGCCGGTAATATTGAGAACTTTTGGGACGCGAGCATAGCCCGTTTTGAAGAAAATCAGCTCCAGCTTGACCATTTTCTGGTCCTTGGGGTTCATCTTACCCCGTATATTAATTGTATACATAAAGATAAAGTGTTAAGTTGTTGCTTTAATTACCATTAGTAGGCATTAGTTGCTCTAAATTAACCTACATAATTACCTACATGAAAAGAGTAGGATATACGGTAATGAAAGGTTTATACGGTCTCGACCGTTCTCCTTCAACAACCTAACACTTTATCTATCAAAAACTTATAAAATAACGCTTATAAGTTTCAAAAAAGCCCCCTTCCAAGTTGGGCTGCGGCGATTATCGTTACGACCTTCTGAACCTCCGGTGCGACCCCACAACATCTTCGCCGGATTCGGTCCGTTGATGCGAATACCGACTTTCCGGCAGGCTCTTGCAATGAAGCGGCCGGAACAGAGCGGGTCGGGACAAACAGCCTCGGGGCGGTTCGCAAATCTACTCCTCGACGATCCGAATCGAGAGAATCAGATCGCCGGGACGGATGTCGTCGATCACATCCACCCCTTCGATCACACGACCGAAACAGGTATGTACGCCGTCCAAATGCTGCGTATTTTCACGGTTCATGCAGATAAAGAACTGCGAGCCGCCCGTATCCTTGCCCCGATGGGCCATAGAGAGCACACCCCGGTCGTGGTATTGTCGTCCGGCGGATGTTTCGCAGGGAATGGTATATCCCGGTCCACCCGTACCGTCACCCCGAGGGCAACCGCCCTGAATGACGAAATCGGGAATGACGCGATGGAACGTCAGTCCGTCATAAAACCGCTTCCCGGCCAAATTCACAAAATTCTCCACCGTGACAGGCGTTTCTTTCTCATAGAGCTCCGCCTTCATGTCGCCTTTTTCAGTCGAAATAATCGCGTATTTCATCGTAAATTCAATAAGTTAATATCCTCTCTCCCGCTCGCTCCGTCAGATTCGCAGCTTCTGCGAAATATCCCGGTTCCGGAATTTCCAGCGCACGACACGGAAGGCGGAACAGAAGTCGTTCATTTTCAAATTATACCGTTATTTACCTTTTCGGCAAATGCAATCGGCCAGATGATCGTCAATAAACCCCGCAGCCTGCAAGTGGGCATAGCAAATCGTGGTTCCGAAAAACTTGAATCCCCGCTTTTTCATATCCCGGCTCATGGCATCGGACTGAGGCGACGAAGCCGGAATTTCGCTCAACGACCGGAAAGAGTTGGTAATCGGCTTACCGTCGGGAAAGAACGACAGGGTGTAGTCGTAAAAACTGCCGAACTCCTCCCGGACAGCCAGGAACAGCCTTGCATTAGTGATCGTCGCTTCGATCTTCAGCCGGTTTTTCACGATACCGTCGAACCGCATCAGCCGCTCCACGTCTTCTCCGGTCATGCGAGCCACCCGCTCGGGGTCGAAATCGCAAAAGGCCTTGCGGTACCCCTCCCGTTTTCGGAGGATCGTGATCCAGCTCAAGCCGGCCTGTGCACTCTCCAGGACGAGAAACTCGAAAAGTTTTCTCTCATCGGTCACCAACCGGCCCCACTCCTCGTCGTGGTATTTCACATACAGCTCGTCGGTTCCGCACCAGCCGCAGCGTCCGTTTATAATATCCTGCATAACATGCACGCGTTAAGATTCACAAAGATACGAATAAGCCGAACGCAAAAGCAAATCCATTTGCATTTTGCCGAGGCGGAGTA